AGACCCGCCAGTCTCTCGTGTATTGGCGGTTACTGATGCTCCACAATTCCTTATGGATGCATTCTTTGAATACAAATGTGCCCGCCCAATGCCTGTCTACTCCGTCCCAGGTCTAATCGACCACTTCTAGCCTGGCTTAACCATCAACAAATGAACTGTATTAAATACATGTCACCCGAACTCTTCGAACAAATCCTCCAACTTATGAACCTTATCGCCACTGCCTTTGTGGCGCGTAAGGCTTGGAGGAAAAAATGAACCCCCTCATCGGTGCCGCCCTTGTCTCTGGCGGCACCTCCCTCGCTGGAGGTCTCTTCGGAAACTCCTCTGCAAAAAAAGAGGCTAAAAAGAACCGTGAATGGCAAGAATATATGTCCAACACCGCGCACCAGCGCGAGGTTGCTGACCTTAAGGCTGCTGGTCTTAATCCCATGCTCTCTGTTATGGGCGGCAACGGCGCTAGCACTCCTTCAGGTGCCGTCGCTGATGTTAAAGACCCACTCACCCCTGCTGCTAACTCTGCCTTGCAAGCCCGAACCAACCAGCAAAACCTTGAAAACATGAAAATGCAAAATCATGTTCTCAAATCTCAAGCCTTCCTTAACGACGAACTCACGGCCACCTCGGCCGCTCAAGCTCGTAAGACTATGGCTGAAACCAAAATCCTCGATGCCGATGCTGCTAAACGCGAAACCAAAGGCATGATGTGGGACTCCCTCAAAAAAACCCTTTCCCCTGTGAAAGAACTCATTGATGGCTCTTCCTCCGCATTCCATAACTACCTTCGTAAAAACGACTTCCTACAGCCGCCTCGCTCAAAATAACGACGAACTAAACGACGATAAACCCCAACCGAAAGGCTCTATCCATGGAAAAATCTCCTAATAAACTCTACAACCCATCTTCTATCCGGACATACAACATGCTTCCGGACCGTTCTTCGGACCTCAACTTCGTTGAACCCTCCATGACACAGCAACAATTTGCTGATGAATGCGATATTAACAATATCGTAGCCTCCAATGCCTCTGGCCGTCCCATTACTCACCTTAATCAGTCCACACCTGAATTCGCCGACTTTGGCGATTCCACTGACTTCCATGCCCACCAAAACTACCTCGCCGAAGCCCGTGAGGCCTTCGACGCTCTACCTTCCCATGTCCGCGCCCGCTTCAATAATGACCCTGCGGCGCTCTTGGACTTCGTCACTGACGAAAAAAACATCGACGAGGCCGTCAAGCTCGGCCTCGCAACGCTCCGCCCTGAAGAGCCTGTAAAGGCTCCGACACCGCAGGATGAACCCGACTTCATCCCCAACCCAAAAAAATCAAACAAAAATCAGCCACCTGCCGCTGAATAGTGTTTTCCACATAATCCACATCGCCCCCGCCCTTCAAACGGCTGGGGGGCGTGTTGTGGAGTATGTGTGAAACACGCAAAGCACAGTTCCTCCCCTTGTTGTAACTGTGCTGAGTGACACCCAGTCACTCTACCTGATACAAATCAGACCTAACCAACAGAAAGCATAACTATGCGCCGCACCAAAATGTCCGCCGGACAATCCCAATCCCTCTTCCGCAATACCGCTGGCTCTCGCCATGTTCACCCGAAAAACACACGTCCTAACCCCATGCGTGGCGGAATCCGACTGTAAAACCAAAAAAGGAAGCAGCAGAAATGACCTGCTACTCCCCAATTAAAGGATATAGGTCTAAGCACCTTTCCGCAAACGGAAAACGTCCCCTCGTCTTCCTTGAGAAAGATTCAACCGGTGAACCCCAAGAAGTACCATGCGGCCAATGTATTGGCTGTCGTCTCGACCGCTCCCGCAATTGGGCTGCTCGTATCTCTAACGAAGCCAGCCTATACAAAGACAATTGCTTTATTACCCTCACTTACTCACCGGAAAATCTTCCTTCGGACGGCTCCCTCGACGTCCGACACTTTCAACTATTTCTGAAAAGGCTCCGCAAAAAATATGGCAAAGTCCGCTTCTTCCACTGTGGTGAATACGGTGAGCGCCTTGGGCGACCTCACTACCATGCCTGCCTACTCAATTTCGACTTCCCTGATAAACAACCCCTACGCACAACTGATAGGGGTGACCACGTATATACTTCCGCAGCTCTTGAAACCCTCTGGGGCTTGGGTCGAACTGAAATCGGCTCCCTTACGTTCGAATCCGCTGCTTACGTTGCTCGTTACATAACGAAAAAAGTAACTGGAAAGGCCGCTGAGGCCCATTATACCCGCCTTAATCTCGAAACTGGCGAAATCATCAATTTAAAGCCTGAATATACCACCATGTCCCGTAAACCGGGCATCGGTGCTCCTTGGCTTCAGAAATTCTCAAGCGATGTCTATAATTACGACAAGCTTGTGATTCGGGGCGGTGCCACTATCCCACCGCCTCGTTATTACGATAACCAATATGAGGTAATGAACCCCGAACACTACCAAAAAATCAAAATCAAGCGGGAAACCGCTGACAAAAATGTCTACGGCACAGACGAGAATCGTATACGCCGTCTTGACAATACTGAACAACGCCTACAAGTTCGTGAAACCGTTAAAAAAGCAACGGTTAACAACTCACTAAATCGACAACTAGAGAAGGAATGACCCTATGAACCTCTACTCCATTAAGGACGAAACTGCTGGCTTCTTTATGAATCCCTTTGTTGCCCGTAACCATGGCGACGCAATCCGGAGTTTTACCAATGCCGTTACTGATACTCGTAATCCTGATAATCTCATGTCCAAGCATCCTGCTGACTTTAGCCTTTATGTCCTTGGGGAGTTTCATGATACTAATGGACGTATTGACGCGTTAACTAACGCCGAACGCCTTGGCTTCGGTACTGACTACCTCCCCCAACAATAATGCAACAAATGCGCCGGCAGCTCCAATGCCGGCGCTCTCTTTTGCTAAACAAATCAAAGTGCAAAAATGAAACAACCTTCCACCACCCATGGTCAGTCACGGTTCTCAACTGTACCCCGTGCTGATATTCCTCGTTCCACCTTTATCCGTAATCACGGTTATAAAAATACCTTCAATGCTGGGGACTTGGTCCCCATGTTTGTTGATGAAGTGCTCCCCGGTGATACCTTCAACCTCAAAATGACCGGCTTTTGCCGGATGGCTACCCCCATCGTTCCTCTCATGGACAACTTGTTCATGGATACCTTCTTCTTCTTTATTCCCAATCGCCTTGTTTGGGATAACTGGGAACGTATGAATGGCCAACAGGACACTCCCGGTGCTTCCACTGACTTCATCACTCCAATCACCACCGCTCCCGTCGGTGGATACCCCGTAGGCAGCCTTCAAGACTGTTTCGGTCTTCCGACCACTGTTGCTGGCTATGAACACCAATCCATGCCTCTACGGGCCTATAACGCGGTCTATAACCAATGGTTTAGGGACCAGAACCTTCAAGCCCCTGTCCCTGTCCCCAAAAATGATGGACCAGACCCCGCTACTAACTTCACAATGCTCAAACGTGGCAAACGCCACGACTATTTCACTTCCGGCCTTCCTTGGCCTCAGAAAGGTCCTTCCGTTACCCTCCCTCTTGGTACTCAAGCCCCTGTTAAGGGTATTGCTATCGCCGCCGGCGGCAACGGCACTAATGCCACTATTTCTTATCAATCCGATGGCTCAACTGTCCCTATCGGTACTCGTGGCTGGAACCCCGGCACCTCTGGATTTATCTTGGATAAAATCAACTCCAACGGCTCTACCGGTGTTGCTGGTCACCTACCCAACATCTATGCCGACTTAACTAGTGCTACTGCCGCAACCATTAATATGCTCCGGCAGGCTTTCCAAATCCAACGTCTATACGAAAGGGACGCTCGTGGCGGTACTCGTTACACGGAAATTATCCAATCTCACTTCGGTGTTGTCTCAGACGACGCCCGACTTCAACGTCCTGAATACCTCGGAGGCGGCACAACTGGCATCGTTATTAACCCGATTGCTCAGACGTCAGCCATCCCTGACCAACCGACGCCGCAAGGAAACCTTGCAGCTATCGCAACTGCCTCTCTTTCAGGACATGGCTTCACCAAATCCTTCACCGAGCACGGCTGGGTTATCGGTCTCGTCAGTGTCCGAGCCGACCTTAACTACCAGCAAGGCCTTGACCGCATGTGGTCGCGCCGTACGCGCTTCGACTTCTACTGGCCAGCCCTCTCGCATATCGGTGAACAAGCTATCCTTAACAAGGAAATCTACACCCAAGGCACTGCTAACCCTACGGCGGATAATGGCGTCTTTGCCTACCAAGAGCGCTATGCCGAGTATCGCTATAAACCCTCCAAAATATGTGGCCATTTCCGCTCTACGCACGCCCAACCGCTGGACGTTTGGCACCTCGCCCAAAAGTTCGACAGTCTCCCTGTCCTCAACTCCGAGTTCATCACTGAGAACCCGCCAGTCTCTCGTGTATTGGCGGCAACGGCGCTAGCACTCCTTCAGGTGCCGTCGCTGATGTTAAAGACCCACTCACCCCTGCTGCTAACTCTGCC